ATTAAATCCCCTCAGCCAACTGAGAGCAATCAGGGCAAATAACGTGGTCTTGTTTGAACGTGTTTTTACAGCCGTCACAAAGCTCGGTGGAAGAATCCGCGCCCACTTGGGGCGCTTCATCTTGCTTGCGGATTTTTAATTTATGCTTAAATTCGATTAATTTGCTAGCCAGTTTTTCCGAGCGCAATGCCATCATGGATTTTTCATCAAACGTCAGAAGCCCACTTCTGTGATGAATCCAACGCCCAATCAATATATCTACCGCATCCTCACGCTCACGATTATCACTTGCCAATCTCATAGCAAAATTGACCAACCCAACATAGCTGCCTTGCTTCATCAGATTTTCCACATAAAGCATGGCGTCTCTAAAATCTCGGTTACTTGAAATCTTCATGATTACGCCCTCTCAACTTGAACCAATGACTCACCGTTGTTTTGCGCGCCAAGCGTCGCCATACGTTGAGCCGTGTTGGTAATGTCGGTTAAGGAGTTGTTTTGTGCTTTGATGCAAGCAACAAGCGTCATGCCTTGGAAAAGCCAAAGTGAGGCTTCAGAGGTTTCAAGTTCAAAACTGTCGAAGTAAATATGAGTTCCATTGCATTGTGATGCAACAAGTTGGCGCTGATTGCGGCGCGTTTTCCAGATACTCAAATTCATGCTACAACCCCCTGACGAAAACGTGTAGGAATGTAGGTTTGTTTCTTCTTAGGGAATTGCTCAGCGAACTTCTCGCGCAGTTGAGCTATCTTATTGAGAGAGTTTGCCGTCTTGGCTGGGTCTAGATTGATGCACCCTGCCATATCTGGGCAAGGTAAATGAATTGGGTCGGTAACGATACGTTCCATGTTGTAGCCTCCGCAAGCTTGTATCATTTATGAACTGATTCAAACGATACACAACATGACCGTGTATGCACACCCTGCGTGCATGGTGAAAACGACAATATGATCCTCTATTATGGTGTTTGAGAGCATGGGAGAGCGAAGAAAATGAACTACACAAATGAACTGTTGGATGCGGTTAAAACCAAGTACAAACTGACGTCAGAGTACCAATTGGCGCAAAAACTAGACGTTAACCACAGTCGTTTGTATCGTTGGCGGAAAGAACAAAACTCAATGGATTGGGAAGTCGCGTTCAAAATCGCTGATATGTTAAATTTAGAGGATCAATGTGTCGTCAGTGGACTCATTGACGACAAGTACAAAAACCCCCGCCTAATCAACGCCTTACATCAAATCTCCGCCGCTTAGTTTTTTAACTGGCGGTTTTACCACATCACATATAATGCGCACTGTAACAGTGGTTCCTGTGGACTTGCAATCACTAAAGCCAATCCGGCACAAACCATTGAAATGCTTGATAATCCAAGTCCGTTATACTTTTTTGCAATGCTTTCCCACATGCTTTTTATCGCTGGATTTTCATTGCGATCAGCGTGACATCCTAGTAACGCGATCTCAGGGTCTATACCTGCGCCGTGTGCGAGAAAAACTGCTTCTTCATCAGTAAGTTGTCTAACACCTTTGCGAATTTTACTAATCTTCGGCGGGTCTAGATTCAAATCGTGCGCAACCTGCTTATCTTGTACGTAGTTTTTCGCCTTTTTGTAGGCGTTGATTAGTTCAGCTGTGTACATAAGAACCTCCATTTCTTCTCATTGTAGCCACAAAGTTGCCATAAATCGCATCTTGCAGTTGCCATTCTTCGCAACTAGGATTGCCATAAATCGCAATTAAGACCGCCTAGCTCTGGGCGTTTGCCCTTGACGCTTTCGCGCTTGGCTTTGGCGGTCGCTCTCTCAACAAGTCAAGGTGGTTGTTATGTCAGAAGTCTTCAACACCAAAAATCTCGAAATATATCTGAATCATGCTTGGAATTTATTCCTTGCCTCGGTTATTGCAGCGGCTATTTACTTCTTTGGTTCCCTTATCTACGACTCGTTTGAAATCCCATACGACGATTACGAAACTTTTGCGAGTTATCTTGACCATGAGTTTTGTGGTGAGTTGGCTCGCGACTATGCCTCTGACGGTCGAGTCACCGTTTACGAGTATCTCATGGTTTCAAATTGCTCTGGCAAAGATGAAAAGCGTAAATTCTACTCAAAGCTTGAGGCTCAATAATGCGTGAACTTGTTATTGATTTGGCATCCGGCAAACAAGAATGGATTGATTTTGTTCCTGTCCATTCTTGGGCTTCATGCGAGCACATTCCTGACAACTTATTCGACCATCGTTTTGAGTACGTCGACCACAGATTCACAACGCCTGAGGATTTCATTCCGTCGGCTGTGAAATCGGCAATGAGTACTTCAATCTACTCACACGACCTGTCAGATTTTATTGAGCGCCCTACTTCTAACCCTTGTTTGGATTTGCCGAAATCATTACACCGTAACGGCGAGTTCGCTCGACACATGACACGCGCTTACACCGACATTCTGAAAACACGCAACGCTTTGGAAGCCGTTCGCGCAGTTAACGACGCTCACGACCGTTTGACTGAGCACGGCTACAGCTACGCGATGTCAGATGAGCAAATTACCAATCTAGCCAAGCGCAAATCACGCGACTTTTCTCGCGTGTTAAGTGCGATTCCTCTTGAAGAATCACAAGCGCGTTTTGATAAAGCGTGTCAGCTTCTTGATTCATTAGGCTTGGCATTCTCATCTGAGCAAATTCAATATGCAGAAAACAACTGTGAACTTTTCGCGTTGGTGAACCGTGCTCTTGATGAGCATTGGCTTGTTCGTCAGCTTCGCCGTAAATGTGCTTACGAGGTTGAATGTGTTGCGCGTGATTTAGCGCTTGTTCAACGCCGTAAGCAAGTTTATTGCTCGGATTTCTCTCTAAGCCGTCAACGTGATCGCAATACGTCTAACCGCATCGCGCTAGAAAACACGATTGCTTACGATGAGGCTGACCCGTCTAACTACTTCACACTCAGTGAGTTATCCGCTAAGTCGGTTTCTAACGCTGAGATTCGACGCGCTGAAATGTTTGTTCGTCTGCGTGGCTTTGAGGAAATCGCTCAAGAATCGAATCACGATGCGGTGTTCTTCACTGTGACGGCTCCGTCTCGTTTTCACTCTGTTTCTAAGGGTGACATCAACCCTAAATGGCTTGAGGCTGGCAAGCCTGACGCGAAAGCAGCTCACGCTTACCTAATGGGCGTTTGGGCGAATCTTCGTAAGTCGATTGATAAGAGCAAAATCAAGGTTTACGGGATGCGCATTGTCGAGCCTCACCAAGACGGCACACCGCATCACCACTTGTTGCTGTTCATGGAGAAATCCGCACGCAAATTTGTGACGTCTGAGTTTCGTCGTCTTGCTATGGCTGACTCGCCAGACGAAAAAGGCGCAAAGAAAGCCCGTTTCAAAGCGGAGGTTATCGACTGGTCTCAAGGTTCAGCCGTTGGCTATGTCGCTAAATACCTGAGTAAAAACATCGACGGTCAACACATTGATTCAGACAAAGGTTCGTCTTTGTCTGGCTCGGATGCGGCGGAACGTGTCGTGACTTGGGCGCGTGTGAATCAAATTCGTCAATTTCAATTTATTGGTGGTCCATCTGTCACGGTATGGCGTGAGCTTCGTCGTCTTCGTGATGAATTCAAAGAGGACGATGCTTTGTTTACAGATTTATCTCAAGACGAACACTTTCTATTAGAAAAGGTTCGCCGCTCTGCTGATGAGGGCGACTGGAAAGCGTTTTGTTACGCAATGGGCGGTGTGTTCGTTAAGCGCAAAGACCAACCAGTAAAAGCGGAATACACCGTTTCAACCTCTATCGAAAAACTGATTGCTTCGGGCGGTGAATACTCATCGACTCGCTACGGCGATATGGCTCAAGCGCGTTTGAATGGCTTGATGTTCCATAAGATTTTTATCGCGACTCGCTTCCGTACTTGGAAGACCGAGAACAAAGAGCAATTCATCCGTGCTCAACAAGGCATCATGTCTAACGTGGTCGATTACTTCGACGCGCTAGAACGTGAAAAAGAATACGAGCGTATGTATGACGACCTTTACGAGCAATACGAAAAACACCTAGCGCTCTATGACGAAATGGAAGCGCTGTTGCTCACCGACCCTCAGGAAATTAATGCGTCGTGTTGGGTGGGCGCAGCCCCGCCCGACATGATGCATTAATTTCCCTTGGACTTGTGTCAATAACTGTCATTTCAATTTTCAACTAACCAACAACGTAAAAATAAGGGCAAAACACTATGAGAATGGAAGGTTTAATTCTAGATGTTTCGGACATCGTTCAAGAAACCAAAACAGACCGTAACGGCGAACAAAAGCAAAACGGCAAGCTGCGTCTCATCACGACCAATCCAACAGACACTATTGAAGTGCGTGTCTCTCCTGAGCTTTGGGAAAACGGCAAGGCTGGCGAACTGCTCAAGCGCTGTGTGGGTAATCGCATGATGTTTGATGTGGAACACAAGAAATTCAGCTTTGGTAACGATGAGGGTAAACACGTCTCTATCGACGGTTTCCACCTCTACGCCCTACCTCAACTTAACGAAAAGTAAGGGCTAAATCATGACCGAGACGCAATTTGCAGAGCTAATGGCTCGACTCGATAACTTTCAGTTGATGGTGTTCTTAGGCATTTGCTTCTTGTTAGTTGCGCTCGGTTGGATGGTCGGAGGGCAAAGATAAATGCTGTCAACAGAGTTCATGCTCGGCTGTTTTGGAACAGCATTTATCCTTGGCTTCTCGATTGGTTTCCACATTCTGGGATTCAAGAAAGCGGCTGAGGTTTCAACTTCTTCATAAACCATAACATAGGAAATAAGACTATGGAAAAGCAAAACAAAGTACGCGCAGCAATGGCTAAGGCTGGCGCAGTAGTAACAGTAAAACGTGCGGCATTTGGTGGTGCACTTCTTATGGCGGCATCTGGTGCACATGCAGCATTGCCGGAACAGGCAGCGCAAGCCTTTACTAGTTTAGGGACTTTCGTTACTGACATGCTCACCTCAACTTGGGGTATCGCTGTTCCACTAACGGTTGGTTTCATCGGCATCAAGCTATTCAAGAAAGGTGCAAACAAAGCAACCTAATTCTAACGGTTGCTCTATACACCCACCCCCACGGCTTTGTGAGTGGCATCAATACTCACTAATCAACGGATAAGGGGGCTCATGCTCCCTTTTTTATTGGTTTGTTGCGATGAATATTAGTCTCACTTTTCGTTACCTTATTTTTTTCTCTCTCTTATTTTTAGCCTGTCACTCTAGTGCTTTAGAAATGTATGCAAGTTCGGGAAAGATGGGATGCTATGAGAAAAGAGCTTGGAATAATCCCTCTTCTGTCCATGCATGCTTGTATGAGAATTACGGTGAAAACCTTTACGGTGGTGTGCGTGATTGTTCTGTTGTGCTTTACGATACTGATTTAGGTTACAACCGATATGCTTCAAATTGTTATAACAATAAAGGCTACTACGAGACCTACGTTATATATGAGAAAGCTAGATGTCCATCTGGCGAGCGATTTAATAGCTCAACGATAGCCTGCGAGCCTAAATGTGACTATGGGAAGAATCCCGATGGCACCTGTATGGACGCTTGCCAGTTCAAGCAATCTATTGATGATAAACAATCACTTCACTGGTCGGCTTATGTATATGGTGAGCAAGTCACGGGCGCATGTTATGGCGATTTTGGCGCAACCCGTTGTGAACTAGAGCGCATTCCAAATGACACTACGCTCTGTACCGATGTCGACTCTGGCGAGTTCACTCAAAACACTCGGTGTCACGGTAAGTTTCAATTCACAGGTAAGCAGTGTGATGGTGGTACGCTGTTTTGGGGTAAAGATGGCCCTGACACTCCTATTATTCCCGATGATCCAATTCACGACCCTGACGACCCAACGGGCGACATCGAAGACCCTAGCGTACTTCCTGACGACTCGACCAATACGGTTAATCCACCGAATACGGGGGATGTGCCAGATGTCGAAGACCCTGACACAGATGAATCGACCGATAAGGGCGTAGTCAACGCGATTAAGGGGCTCAACTCAGATGTGAACAAGGCGCTTCACGCGCTAAACGTCGACCTCAATCAATCGAGCGCTGATATTCAGAACCAAATCATTGCGCTCAATGCGTCGATGGTGACTAACACCCAAGCGATTCAAAAGCAGCAAATCAACGACAACAAGATTTACGAAAACACTAAGGCGCTGATTCAGCAAGCTAACGGTGACATCACGACGGCGGTCAATCGAAATACCAACTCTGTTGGTGAGGTAGTTAAGGGACTCGATGATTTGCAAACCACTAACGCTGATGGATTTGCAGAGCTATCGGATAAACTCGATGACCTCAAGCCTTGTGAGCCTACCGAGGAAAACAACTATTGTGAAAACCCTCATGGTTTAGGTTCGGATTATGTCGGTGATGTACTGACTCAAGCGGATAAAGCCGTGTCCGGTGCGATGAATTCCTATGAAAAGACCGTGACCGATGCGGCTAACGATTTGATTGAGAAGAATCTGACGGCGGAGTCTGAGGGGCATATTAATGCCATATCGGATTCGTTTTTGAGTGTGTTACCTAAGCCTACGCCCTGCATGAATCTATCCTTGCCTACGCTTGGCGGAGGTCGCGCTTCTATTTCTTGTGAGTTTTCGCAGAAACTCAAAATGATCATCTCAATTCTGATTTACATCTACACGATTAAGACGCTTGTTGAAATCCTGCTGACTGAGGTCACGCCTGTACCAAGTAACAAGCCAGGTTCGGGGAGATATTACTAATGATTCAGCTATTACCAATTGTCAGTACCATTGGGACGGCGCTGCGCCTCCCTGCTCTGGTTGCCTTTATCTCACAGATAGCGACCACGTTATTTGGTTGGTTCTTCATTGCGAAAGCACGAAACGTCACGATTAACTTGGTCATTTTAACGCTGCTAATCGGTTTGACCGTCACCCTCACCTTGGCAATTTACACCCTTGCAACGGGTCTGTCTTATGTTGCGCCTCCAATGTGGTCACAAGCAGCGGGTATGTTCATCCCTAATAACGCCGTGCCTTGTGTGAGTGCGATTTACTCGGCGCGTCTGCTGCGTTGGGTGTGGGAATGGAAGTTCTACGCGATTGTGAGGGCGGCGTAATGGCATCGGTCTACTTTGTCACGGGTAAGCTCGGCTCAGGCAAAACACTAACGGCGGTCGGTAAGATTCGTGAGGCGTTTATGCGCGGTGTGCCTGTGGCGACAAACCTCGATATCAACTTGAAAGAAATGCTTGGACGCGATAAGCGCAATACTCGCCTTTATCGTCTGCCGGACAAGCCTCAGGTAGAAGATTTGATGGTCATTGGCTCAGCAAACAAGAGCTATGACACCAAAAAAGACGGTTTGATTGTGCTCGATGAGTGCGGAACGTGGTTTAACTCGCGCACATGGAACGACAAGAATCGACAAAAGTTAATTGATCACCTTTTGCATATTCGAAAGCTTGGATGGGATGTCATTTTCATCGTTCAAGACATTTCGATTGTTGATAAACAAGCGCGTCTCGCGCTGGCTGAACACACCGTGTTTTGTCGTCGTTTAGACCGTCTTCAAGTCCCTATCATCTCGACTGCGGTATCCGTTCTAACGCTCGGTCAACTCAAGTTGAAAATGCCTAAGCTGCACGTTGGCATTGTGAAGTATGGTGACAACGCGAACTCGCTCACCGTCGAGAAATGGATGCTCTGGGGCACGGACTTGTACAGCTCTTACGACACTAAGCAGATGTTTAGAAACAACTATGAGGACGGCGTTTATTCAGTATTGCCGCCCTACTATACCCACGGACGTTACACTGTCCCGTATACGTTGAGAAATATCATGCGCATTACGAAAATCTATCTCCGCAAATACTCTCGATTCAGTGTGTTTGCGGCAGGCGTCGCCGTCTCGTTTGCGGTGTTCACCTTAGTTGGCACGCCGAACATGTCGACGGAAACCGAAACGACTCAAACGGTGGTGCCTCGCGAGTCATTGAGTGACTTGCTCGATGGCTACCGAATCGAATCTTCAATGAATCCCCCAAACGTTGCCCCGTCTTTTGTGTTGGTTAAGGACGATGTGCGTCTGTCGTCCTCGCAACTATACGCAAAGGGCTTTACGGCTCAATCTAACGGCTCTTGCTCCATTTCGGTTAGCGGCAATGGTCAATCATTTAAAGTCATGTGCTAGGGAATAAGGTGCGCTTT